CTGAGGGACGTACAGCACGAGGCCAGATGAATACGCCATCACGTTCTACAGCATACTCCTTGATTTCCCATACAGGCTTCCTATCTACAATCTCACCATCATCATTGTAAATATCAAATTCCTGATTCTTCCAAGTTCCATAAATATCCCCCGGATGATAGCGTGTTCCACAAGCGAGTGTAAACCCACCAGCATTCAAAATAGAAGTGAACTGACTACTCTTCTTAGATACGGAGTCTCGTCCATCTTCAGTGTATGCATTCTCTGGAACAACCAAGTCATCCGGGATCAAAATATCAGCATGCCATCCAGTGGTGTTGGTTGTAAGACCAGCAGTGGCAATAGTAGCATCTCGAATACCTTCCTTCTTACGCTGAGGGTGGTCAATGGAGATGGATGACAAGCTCCACTTCTCACGCTTTCCCTCTTGAGGATTAACGTATTCAGGATAGTACCGAGTGTAAACCGTACTTGTAAGTATGTTTTTAATGGCGTAAAGTTGTGCTTCTGCCAATCCCGCTGTAGCGGAGACATAGAGAATTGTAATCTCAGGATGCCTTGTAATAATCCATGCAGCCCATGTAGCCACCATATGGCTCTTTAAATGGGCACGGGGGAGCATGATTAATTTATTTGTTGTACTAGCATCCCCCTGACCATAAACCGTGTATTCCTGCATCCATTGAAAATATTCCTTATGAATATCTCCGTACATATATCCAGGATTAACCAGACGAGCAAAGAAGTAGAGGTCCTGCTTAGCCAGCTCTCGTATTTCTTTAGCCTCGGCAGGCATCTTATCGAGCTTAATCTGGGCTAGTTTTAGCCACTCATCTTCTTTTACTGCCATTATTCAGCTTTCTGTTTAGGCATTAGACGAAGAACGTCTCCACCATACTCATCATCAATCTTTTCACGTATACGAGATTCACGCTCTAGCTCATCCTTTGTAGGGCGTCCGGGGCGTTTTGGGTCCCAACCCTTATCCACTAGCCACTTAGATGCTTGGAAGTTTCCTGAGGGGCTGCCAGCAGCCTGCATAGCCTGTTTAACAGCCCTACTCCGTAGCTTCATCTCTAGCTCTTCACGCCATTCGTCAATCTGAGCACGTAGAAGCTTGTTTTCACAGATACGTAGCCAATGTTTCCAGCTAAGGAAATATGTAGTGGCAAACTCATATTCTGTGGGGTCTTCCATCTCAATGAAGCGTTTCTTTAAGGAGATATAGGTTTTACCCTGATATACGTGATCTACCTCTTTAAACGTGTAGATTGCTTTATCATTATAGCCTACTTCTAGGAATAGACTCTGTGTAAGAGGACGCCCCTCGGAGTCGAGGAGCATCTCCCGTGTTATGCTGTCCGTTGCCATAGTGTAGTTGTAACCTTTACCCCATCTTCAAAGAAAGCTCGTCCAAGGCATCGCCATGTCTGACCTCCTGCTAAGAATCCTGTAGTTACTGCCAAATTGGGAACTAAGGTTGTTCCGTTAGATTGAATACCGCCGGGTGTAAGATTTGCACTGTCGGTAGTAGTTCCGTAGTTAATTGTAACAGTTGCCAAAGCTCCAGTGTTATTATAGAACGTAGCCATCATCAGGCCACCAATTGGATAGGTAGTTCCTGATTCAATAGCTGCTGCTCCTAGAGCTGCACGAGCTGCAATAGCTGTAGTGGAGCCTGTGCCCCCTGAGGCCACCGGAATAGGGAGGCTGATAGAGGCTGCAGCGGCTTCTGCTGCTGCTTGGGCTACTGCTGCCTCACCTGCTGCTGTAATCGCTAGATTAGCCTGCGTAATAGCAATGCCAGCTTGTGTTGTAGCTGTAGTGGCAAGCTCGTCCACGAGAACAACGTCAGCCGATACACCTGCTGCCAGATCAACAAGCTCAGATGTTACAGCTCCAGCGAGATACTCATTGGCATATCCACGAGTAACAGGTTCAGAATCACTAAGAGGAAATGGCAAATTATATTGCCGCTTCCCGTTCATATCAATATCTTGAGCTGGTGTATTTGGTTCCGATCCAACATTATTTCGATACCAAACTCGGGTATTGAGTTCTTCTGCTAATGTTTGAAAATTAGCATTGATTTGTTGGAGATTATACCCACCAGCTACGCTTGGTAGTGTAATTTTCATTTATTCGTACCACTTCTTGCTCATAGGAGGACGTGGGGAAGCTTTCTCTTCCTTGTCTGAGGTTTTAGTGGGCTTAGGGTCTTCGCCCGTAGCCTTAGATTCCTCATCATCCAAACGATTCTTACGATTTTTAAGAGCTTTCTCTGCTACGCCCAATTGACCGCCAAATGTTGCCATGTTATTTCCTTAATTGTTCTAAAATGATACGAACGTTCTCGTATTCTTGGTAGTAATAGTCACGTTCAACGACTATTGCCTGTGCTGCGGCAGATTCCCTTGTAAGAAACTCTGCATCTTCTCTTGGAAGTTCTCTACCTGTGCAGGTTTGGGAAGCTGTTGCACTACTGGAACTGTTTGGGGAGGATTGGGGACGACTGGGACGTGATTGCAAGCTGATAAGAGCACTATTGAGCTTACCAGTAACATCTTTAATTTTAGCATTCTTCTCTTCTACTTCCTTAAAATGAGAAATTGACAGTTCTTTCTGAGCTTCATCCTTCTTACGAATAGAAACATCAAGCTTTTCTTGCCATTCCTTGTTTAAACGGCCTGTAGTGAGCTCTATGGCATTATCCACAGCTACCCCTTGGCTCCAGTAATGAACGCCTAGAAGGGCCCCTATAATGACTACAATCGCTATTGCTCTATACACTACTACCTCCTAAGCACATCTTCATCTCATAAAGTCGTCTATTGTGCAATCCTTGTACAAATTCTGTACCATTTATATACGACCAGACCGGAACGCCTTTAGGAGAATATGCCAAAGCTCTACAAGCTGCTTCTGTATTCCCAAGATTAAACTGAGAAAATGCTCTGCTGCTACACGCGCCAGAAACCCCAACATTATAAGCAAAAAGAACAAACGCATTGAACTCATTCTCCTTTAACGGCTTATTAATGCAGGCGAGGACACCATCAGCATGCTTCTTCAAATCTGCTTTAAGGAAAGCACTACATTCCTCTGGTGTATATCTACGTCCAAAGGTAATACCGCTTCCCGTATGTCCTTGACAAACAGTGGGAACTCCAGCTAAATCTTTGTACGCATAATAACGTGTGCCCTCCCACACGCTTGCACTTGCAATGAGGGCACTACTAATTGCACCTACCAGCCATTTATTTGCCGGGTTCATTTTGATTGTCTGCCTTGTATTCTTTCCACATCTGGTATACTTTATGTACAACCATCAATGTGAAATACACAGCAACAATCACATTAATTACGATTGGTAAACTTCCTGCAAAATTTGCTAGAACAGTTGTACCACCTACGGCTGTTGCTACGTTAGGATTGGACATATTCTCCGTAATATTTTGTACACTCATTCTGACTTCTCCTCCTTAGGAGCAAGCTGAAGTTGTATCTGTTTATTGATATTAGCGATTAATGGAGCTATTTGCCCGTATGGTGCTAGAGCAAAAGCTACATTTAGTACAGATAGTTGTTGTTCACTGAGTACAAGAGTGAATTGTTGGGTTTGACTGTTAAACATGTTAGAGAATTACCAAGTGTAATAAGGAATTTTATACGGGGTGGAGCCACGGAAGATTTCAATATATCCTACCAAACCTCCAGCAGAGCCAAAGACTTGATTACCGATACAGATGTATCCAGCAGCAACTGATCCAGCAGGAGACGTAATTGTAAGATTGGCTGTTCCCATACCACCGTAAGCAGCAAGGTAACCAGCATATACGCCATTCTGGAAATATGAATCACCATCTCCATCAATAGTAAACATATTGACAGTGTTGGCTGAATTCACCCCACGAATGTAATTACCAGTTGATCCATCATTAGTACGCTGGAGGACAAGAGTATCTCCATTTACAATACGTTGCTTAGCACTAATCGGAGTATCTGCTGTCTGTCCGGGATTATTAATGGCAATACCACTACTACACGTATCTCGAATCTGCAATCCAATTACAGATGTCATAATGTCAATACCGCGTTCCCAATACGTCTGGATATAAGGTGTTCCACCAATAGCTGGCCCACGAATAATCTCAATACCAAC